TATATTTAAGCCAGAGAAAGAAAACTCTTTAACTCCTCAGATTGTAATAGTTGATACTAACATAGTATTAAAGCCTTCTCAACATTGGAGTAACAGAGTAACCGATCTAGAGGTTTACAACGAAGAGTATAGGCATATGGTTGTAGACTTAGCCAATAATGCTGCTAGTAAGGGTTATAAAGTACTAGTAGTTGGCTCTAGGGTTGAGTTCTTGAAGTGGGCGGCCGAACAAAGTAATAAAGCGATCAGTATTACTGGAGAAATGAAATCTACAGAAATGAGGGCACAAGCTCTAAAAAGCTTATCAACTCCAGATGTAGATATATTATATGGTACTATGTCCATATTTTCAGAAGGAATTTCACAGAATGACTTGAGTTGTTTAATTCTAGCTACGCCTATTAATAATGAGCCATTACTTACTCAGTTAATAGGTCGTATTATTAGAGAAGCCCCTGGTAAAAAGCAACCCTTAGTACTAGATATACACTTAAAAGGTAATTCTACTAGAGCACAAGCCCAGACTAGGATGGGACACTATATTAGACAAGGTTACCAGGTGAGAATATTAAAAAAGTAAAAGATTTTCTTTTTCAATTACAGTATAATATTATTTCTAAGTGAGAAATCAACCTATGAAACCCATATATTTTGACTGGGATAAAATTATAAAGGCTGCTAAATACGACCAATATAAAATATTAGATATGTTTAAGCAGTTCTCAAAAGAGGGAGTACCACCAAAGCTAGCTGGAAACAGCTTTATCTTAAATGTACAAGATTTGATGAATCAAGGAGGTTTCGATTCTGAAAAGTTTGACTACATTATCTTAGCTGCAATCAGAAACTATTTCGATTACGAGTATCAAAATGAAGTTGGCTTATGGCTTCCTTATTCACCTATTGATACAGTTAAAATTTCTAAAAATAGGCTATTGCAAATTTGCGACAACTACATACGATTTAAACACGAGGAAATACAAAATGGCACTTAAATTTGCTAATACTAAAGGCGCTGCAATTAAAGGCGCAGAAGCTTATACTTACAAAGATGGCGAGAATACTATCCGTATCTTTGGAGATGTTCTACCGCGTTACCTTTACTGGATTAAGGGCACAAACAATAAAGATATTCCACTAGAATGTTTATCTTTTGACCGCGAGAAAGAAAAATTTACTAATAAAGAAAAAGACTGGGTAAAAGAGCTATATCCAGAACTTAAGTGCGGCTGGGCTTACTGTGTAATGGGTTACTCTCTAGCAGATAAGAAACCAGTTGTTATTAATCTGAAGAAAAAACTATTTGAACAGATTCTTAGTGCTGCTGAAGACCTTGGTGACCCAACCGATCCAGATACTGGATGGGATATTGTTTTTAAGCGTGCCAAAACTGGTGCTCAAGCCTTCAATGTAGAGTACACTCTTAGTGTATTACGTTGTAAAGCTCGTCCTCTATCAGAAGAAGAACGCGCTATGATTGCTACAGCAAAGACTGTAGATGAATCTGTACCACGTTTAACTGCGGAAGATCAAAAGAACTTCCTAGATAGCTTGAAGTCGGACTCTGATTCAGCTAATGAAGTTCCTGCTGAAGTCAAGGAAGAAGTAGACGATATTCCTATGTAAAAGAAATAAAGGCTCCTTAGGGAGCTTTTATTGCCTGGAGAAACTATGTTAGATAAACAGATAACTTTTACTTACGGAGAGTTAATTGAAGCCTTTAATCAGTGGAATAAAATACTAGAACAAGATAAAGTACCAGAGCGACCTACTGGTAATACTTGGGGTGAAATGTTTACCAATTATCTTATTACTACCGTAAATAAGATAAGAGCTGAAAAGCTTACTACGTATAGACAATGAGAGTACTATTCACCGCTGATTGGCACATTAAGCTAGGTCAAAAGAATGTACCTATAGAGTGGCAGCGTAATAGATACCTAGAATTAATACAGCAACTTAATAAGATTATTGTAGGACAATTTGTAGACTTATTAGTAATCGGTGGTGATATATTTGATAGAGTTCCAACTATTGAGGAACTTGAACTATACTTTGAAATTGTAGCCTCATTAAATCCAAGAGTAGATATAATTATTTATCCTGGTAATCATGAAGCCGTAAAGAAACATACCACTTTCTTATCCAGATTAGTAGCTATAACTTCTACTATTAATTCTAGAGTTATCATACTTGATGACTACTATAATATTGATAATATGGATTTTATTCCATATAATAAGTTAAAAGATAAATGGCCAGAATTTACTGGGAATATATGTTTTACTCATGTTAGAGGTGAGATACCTCCACATGTTAAGCCAGAAATTGATCTAGACTTATTCGATAGGTGGGAACTTGTACTAGCCGGTGATTTACATAGTCACAGTAACTGCCAACGTAATATTGCGTATCCTGGGTCACCACTAACTACAAGTTTTCATAGAAATGAAGTAGAAACTGGTGTAATAATTTTAGACTCAAAAGATGCTACTTGGCAATTTGAAAACCTATGGTTACCTCAATTAATTAGAAATACTGTAACTAGCCCTGATGAAATGATCCATACGGATTTTCATCATACTATATATGAGCTAGAAGGAGATGTTGGTGATCTAGCTAATATTAAGAATTCTGAATTATTGGATAAGAAAATTGTTAAACGCGAACATAAGTCAAGGCTATCCCTCAATAATCTAAGTATAGAGGAGGAGTTAAGACTATACTTAGATGAAGTACTAGAAATATCAAATATTGATGAAATATTGAAGGGAGCAAATGATTACATTAAAGACGCTAACGTGGAGTAACTTATTTTCTTATGGCGCTGGAAATACAATCTCTTTAGACGAGGAACCAATTACGCAGCTAGTTGGGTTAAATGGTCATGGTAAATCCAGTATTCCTCTTATACTGGAAGAAGTATTATTTAATAAAAATTCTAAAGGTATTAAAAAGGGTGACGTAGTAAATAGACAACTGAATACTACTAAATATTCAGGAATTTGTACGTTCTCAATATTTGATAAAAATTATCAAATGTCTATTGATAGGTCAGGTGCTACTCAAAAAGTTAAACTTATTGAAGACGGAACAGATATTTCTAGCCATACCGCTACTGCTACTTTTTCGCAACTAGAAGAGTTATTCGGTGTAGATGCTAAGACATTTAGTCAATTAGTATATCAAAATTCAGGATCGTCCCTACAATTTCTTACTGCAACCGATAGTAACAGAAAAAAATTTCTTATAGATTTACTATCACTAGATAGGTATATAACTATCTTCGAGCGCGTAAAAGTAGCTCATAAAGAGTTAGCTGACAAGTTACTAAAGTTAGGCGCTAAAGAATCTACTGTACGTAGCTGGCTAGAAAGCGCAGGTAAAACAGTCCTAACAGAAATTCCACTCGCAGAAATACCTTCCTTAGATAGTACAAAAGCGACCCAATTAGGAGCTTTAAAAGCTCAACTAGTGGAAATTAATAGTATAAATTCTAAGATTAGCGCTAATAACTTATACAAACAAAAAATTTCGTCTATTGACTCAGCAGCGTTAGTAAGTACAAAAGCGACCATTTCTACAAAAGCACTAGAGCAACGACGTGCTGAGGTTCAGTTAGAATTAAAGCAGTATGCAGCTACTGTAAAAAAGTATAGTGGACTACATTCTGGTGAATGTCCTACTTGTACACAACCAATTGATACTCATAAAATAAAGAGTATTGTAGATATTGCTTTAGGTATATCAGAAATTAAAAAAGCTACCGAAAAGCGTATATTAGAAGAAATAGCATTAGCAGAAGCCAATAATAAAGAGGTTTCTGCTCACCAAGCTTTGGTGAAAGAGTTTGAACAATTATCCATATTAATTGATAAGTCTTTACCGGAATTAACTTTAGATAAAAAAGAGCTTGACGCTAAAATTGTAGAGCTTGAGAACTATATTGACTCTATAAATTCTGCTATTACTAAAGTTACTAAGGCTAATAATTCTGCATCAGCTACTAATGCTAAAATTTCTGCAATTAAAGATCAATTAGATAGTTATACAAAAGAGTTAGATACTTTATCGAAAGAAACTGTAGAACTAGAGAAAACTTTTTCAATACTAGAAGTTCTTAAGAAAGCCTTTAGTACAACTGGACTAATTGCTTACAAGATTGAAAACTCTGTAAAAGAACTAGAAGCTCTTACAAATGAGTACTTATCCGAACTTAGTGATGGAAGATTCGAGTTACTATTTGTTTTAGAAAAAGATAAGCTTAATATAGTGATTGTGGATAATGGAAAAGAAATTGAAATCACAGCACTTTCTGCAGGTGAACTAGCCAGAGTAACTACTAGCACTTTACTTGCAATTAGAAAGTTAATGTCTAGTTTATCTAAGTCTCGTATCAATATTCTATTTCTTGATGAAGTCATTGATGTACTTGATACTTATGGAAAAGAAAAGTTAATTGAAGTGTTATTAAAAGAGGATGGATTAAATACTTTCTTAATCTCTCACTCCTACTCACACCCTCTAGTTAAGAGGTTAGAAGTTATAAAAGAAGATGGAATATCGAGATTGAATTATGGTTCTTAATATATTAACTCAAGAGATTCTGAAAGGTATATTATACTATGATGAGAATACCGGTGAGTTTATTAATAAAACTAGTAGGGGTAGATCTAAAAAAGG